GTTCAAAAGTTTTTGAGCATACTTAAACCACATGTACAAAATTATGCAGAATACGAATGGAAAAGAATTAATAGTTTGTATATAAATCCAGAAGTAGAACCTAATTTTGCAGAGATAAACTTTGACTTAGGTAAAGGACCTTGGATAAATTATCAACGTGCCGGAGAATTTCAACCATGTCATGAACACATAGGTGAAATTAGTAGTGTTGTGTATATTGACATACCACCAGAGATGTCAAAAGAAGTATACACAGAAGATACAAATATGAATTGTCCAGGACAGATAGATTTTGTATACGGATCAGGTGACTTAGGGTCAACAGGTTCACACAAACATGTGCCAGAAACTGGAGACATTTTGCTTTTTCCTAGTCAGTTAAAACATATTGCATATCCGTTTCATACAGAAGGTGTTACAAGAGTAAGCATGAGCTTTAATATAGTAAAATGGAACGTACAACCAAAGGAGTAAACTATGCCAATACGATCATTCAATCCAACAGAAATTGCTAAACTAAAACAGTTAATGAATGAAGGTATTCAAGTTACTGGAGAAGTTGAGGCACTAAGAGAAGGTCTCAAAGACACAGTAAAAGCTATTAGTGAAGAAATGGACATGAAGCCAGCTACACTAAACAAAGCAATTAGAATTGCATACAAGAATGAATTTGCACAAGTACAAGACAGTTTTAGTGCAGTTGAAGAAGTACTCCAAGCCGTAGGTAGAGACACTTAATGCTGGACTTACAGGTTACCGAAGTACAACATTACACAGACAAATTATTTAGAATACGTTTAGAACGACCCCGCAGTTATAGATTTACTGCGGGAGAGTTTGTTATGATAGGTTTAGAAGATGCTCCTAATAGAGCATATAGTATTACAAGTGGACCTTACGATGATTACTTAGAGTTTTATAGTATCAAAGTACAAGACGGACCACTTACTAGTAAACTACAACATGTAAAAGTAGGCGATAGTATTAAAGTAGGTGATAAGCCCACTGGTACACTTATACTTGCTAATTTAGAACTAGGTGGACACCTAGTAATGATGGCAAGTGGTACTGGTATTGCTCCGTTTATTAGTTTGTTGCGTGAACCAGAAACGTATGATTTGTTTGAGAATATCACAGTAACTTGGACTACAAGACTACATGCGGAGCAAGATTGTTACCGAGACTTCTTGAATGAGATGCCAATTGAATACATCAGCACAGTTACACAAGAACCAGCTGAACTACAAGGACGTATACAAAAGTTTATGGAAGATGGTACACTAACTATTGACAATCCTGCAGAACAACGTATAATGTTATGTGGAAGTATCGGATTTAACAACGATCTCAAAGAACATTTTAATTCATTAGGTTTTAGTGAAGGTAATAAACGTACACAAGGTACATTTGTACAAGAAAGGGCATTCGTTAGTTAATGTATATTGATGCACTAATCGACAGAGACAAAGACGTTATACATGTTGTTGAACGTGTTAACGGTAGGCGTGAGTTTAGGGAATACCCTGCACGTTATGTATTCTATTACAAAGATACTCGTGGCAAGTTTGAAAGTATATTTGGCGACAAGTTAGAACGTGTAGTTACTACTAGTGGTAAGCAGTTTAAAAAAGAACGCAAAATGTACAGCGGACAAAAGCTATTTGAAAGTGATGTCAATCCTGTGTTTAGATGTCTAGCTGACAATTACTTAGGTGCAGATACTCCTAAGCTACAGCAAGCATTTTTTGATATTGAGGTTGACTTTGATCCTAACTTAGGATTTGCTGATCCTAGTGATCCGTTTAATCCGGTTACTGCTATTAGTGTACATTTGGATTGGATTGGCAAAACTATTTGTTTGGTTAACAAACCTAAAACACTTACTAAAGCTGATGCACAACAGATTGTAGATAGATTTGAAGATACAATCTTGCTAGACACAGAAGACGAAATGCTGGACACATTCTTACAACTGATTGATGATGCAGATGTAATGAGTGGTTGGAACAGTGAAGGCTTTGATATTCCGTACTTGGTTAATCGCATAGCAAGAGTTCTTGGTAAAGAACACACAAGACGTTTTTGTTTATGGGGCAAATATCCTAATAGGCGTGAGTTTGAACGTTATGGTAAAGCACAAGAAACATATGATACAGTAGGTAGACTACACTTGGATTATATGGAATTGTATCGCAAGTATACATATCACGAAATGCATTCGTATAGTTTGGATGCCATTGGTGAATATGAACTTGGAGAACGCAAAACAGAATATCAAGGTACATTGGATCAACTGTACAACAACGACTTTGAAACGTTTATTACATATTCGAGACAGGACGTTGACTTGCTTGTACGCATGGATAAGAAACTACAGTTTATTGACTTAGCAAACGTTATTGCACATGACAACACAGTTCTTGTGCAAACAACAATGGGTGCAGTTGCAGTTACAGACCAAGCTATTCTAAATGAAGCACATGGGCGTGGACTTATTTGTCCAGACAAAGTGCATGACAAAACACAAAAAGGTTATCCACAAACGTGTACAGCCGCAGGTGCTTATGTAGCAACTCCAAAGAAAGGCTTTCACGAATGGATAGGTAGTATGGACTTGAACAGTCTGTATCCTAGTATTTTGCGTAGCTTGAATATGAGTACAGAAACTATTGTTGGACAGATAAGACACACACTAACTGTACCAATGCTAGCAGAACACAAATGGATTGTTGCAAGTGCATGGGAAGGTAAATTTGCTTGTCCTGAGTATGAAAAAGTTATGGAAAAGAATGATGAAACATTGTTGTACATTGACTTTGAAAATGGCGAAGAGCTACAAGGCACAGGTGCAGAACTGTATCAAATTATATTTGAAAGCGGACAACCTTGGGTACTTACTAGTAATGGGACTATACTTGACCAAAGCAAAAAAGGTATTATTCCTGGCTTGTTAGAACGTTGGTATGCTGAACGTAAAGTACTACAAAAGAATATGCGTGAACACCAAAGTGCAGGTGATGTAGAAAAAACTGCATATTGGGACAAGCGACAGTTGGTTAAAAAGATTAACTTGAATAGTTTGTATGGTGCGTTACTTAATCCTGGCAGTAGATTTAATGATCCACGCATGGGACAAAGTACAACACTTACAGGTAGAACTATTGCAAGACACATGGGAGCCAAAGTAAATGAACTTTTCACCGGAATTTATGATCATGTTGGAGATAGTATTATCTATGGGGATACTGATAGTGTATACTTTAGTGCTTACCCTGTATTTAAATCGCAAATAGAAAGTGGCGAGTTTGCATGGGACAAGGATAGAGTAACAGAACTTTATGAAACTGTATGCGAACAAGCTAACCAAACATTTCCAGACTATATGGCAACTGCACACAATGTACTCAACAGAGAGCAAGGTGAAATAATTGCGGCGGCTAGAGAAGTAAGTGCAACTGCTGGTATATACATAACCAAAAAACGTTATGCTATATTAGTGTATGACAATGAAGGTCACAGAGAAGATAAAGATGATAAGCCAGGCAAGATTAAAGCAATGGGCCTGGACCTCAAAAGGTCAGACACACCAGCATTTATGCAAGACTTCTTGAGTGAACTGTTACTCAAAACACTTACAGGTACAAGTGAAGATGAGATTATTGAACGTATCATTGAGTTTCGTAGTGAGTTTAGAAATATGCCAGCATGGCTCAAAGGTACACCTAAACGTGTGAATAAACTTACACACTACTATAACAGTGAGTATATGGTTGATCCAAAAACTGGAGACGAAGTATACAAAGGCAAAAGTAATATGCCAGGTCATGTTAGAGCGGCTATCAACTACAACAGAATGCGTAGAATGAATAGCGACAAGTACAGCATGGAAATTATGGATGGTATGAAAACTATTGTTTGTAAATTAAAAGACAACCCAATGGGATTTACTAGTATTGGATATCCTACAGACGAAACTCGTTTGCCCGAATGGTATAAAGAACTTCCATTCGATACAGACACAATGGAGCAAGGTATTATTACTAAAAAGATCGAAAACTTATTAGGTGTAATGAATTGGGATCTTGCAAAAGCAGAAGATAAGACTACATTCGATAGTTTATTCGATTGGAACTAATATGACAGTAACAGCAAATATATCACCGTTTTGGGCAACACCTATGGCAGATTATGTCAATCCTCAACTTGCTAGAGAACTAAAAGAGTATGTTCTTACAAAGGAAGCACAAGGTATAGAAAGTGGTGTTGCTGAATTTATAAAACACAATCTAACAGAATCAGCATTTGATTTCTTTCACAGTGACGATCCTGTTATACAAAAAAGCCTCGAATGGATATGTGAATGTTTAAAAGCAACACTGAACTCAATACATGGTTCAGAGGAAAATTATCAAATAGGGTTTAATGAAAGCTGGTATCACATTACACGAACAAATGGTATTCATGATGTACACAAGCATCCTAACTGTAGTTGGTGTGGTGTATTTTATTTGGATCCAGGTGACGGCGAAGATGGTTGGACATCGTTTATAACACCCATTGATAGTGCTTACCACGACCATGGTAATAGATTTTTAATGGATACTTCTTTAAATATAAAACCAAAAGAAGGTCTGTTGGTGTTGTTTCCTTCATATCTAGCTCATACACAAAAACTATACACAGGCGAAAAAGATAGGATAGTAGTAGCATTTAACATGACAGTTCACGAGGCTCCTGCAAATGCACAGACCTAGTTTAGACTTACACGGTAATCATGTACATGAGGCGTGGAAAAAGGTTGCAAAGTTTTTAGAATCATGCTACTATACAAACTATACAAATTGTGAAATTATTTGTGGGCAAGGCGCTATAAAACTAGAAATAGAGCAGTGGCTGAGCCTAAATAAACATGTACAAGAATATAGGCTCAATGCTAGAACACAAGGCAGTTACAATATTAAACTTAGAAAGAAAAGGATAAGGAACAAATGAGAGACAACTTAAAAGACATCGTACAACATACACACGGACTTGGCTTTATTGAAAGTGCCAAGATTGTAAATGAAAATGGCGGTACACAACTAGAAGCTAT